CGATCTCGCTCGATAAGCCATACGATAAGCCCCGTCAAGATAGGTGTCAGGACTGCTACTGCTAAACTTTCCATGTCATTCCTGTCCTTCCATAAAGCGAAGCTCGACCTCGTCCAGGATCCGCCGTGATAAAGCGAGCAGCTCCGGAAGGTCGAGCTCCGACAGCATCTCATCGATCTCGAGATCAGTCTTCATAGATCTCACCCGTGATCTCCTCGAACTCTTCGATAGTGATCCAGCCTTTTTTGACTGCATTCCTTACCGCTTTGAGCTTCCACAGGCCGCTGTCATAGTAGCCTTTGACGAGCTCATACTTCTCGCTGTGCTCATTCATCTTCTTCCTCCTCCGGGTCCTCAAGGTTCCCCATCATGATGTTGTAGTCCTGGACTGCTCTCGCTTTGGCAGCCTTCTCGGCTGCGAGCTCGTTGTCCCTCTCTTCTTCCACGTTTACATGTTCGATCCTGACCATCTCAGTACCTCCATAAGCTCTGATAATAGTGATCCATTCTCTGCACCATCTTATAGGTGTTCCCTTTGCATGCGTTCGCACGCCAGCTGTGATAGCACTCGTCGACCTTCTCTCTTGTGACCTCGCCCTTCTTTGCGAGCTTTACCAGTTTCCGGAGCTTTCTTCGCTCGTGCCGGATGTTGTCGCTGTTCAGCGACATGATCACCTTGCCGGTCTCCGTCAAGTGATATTCGAAGCCGCAGAACAGGAACCCTCTTTTAAGCAGTGCAATGTGCGTCTTTTTATCATTCAGCCGGAATCCAATATGGCTCAGCTCTCTTTCGATCTCGGCGAGGATCTCTTCAAGCTTTGCCTTATCCTGATGTATGATCAGAATGTCATCCATGTATCTCAAGTAGTATCTGGCATGCAGCCGTTCCTTACAGTAGTGATCCAGATCGTCGAGCAGTGATATGCCCGCGATCTGTACCATCTGCGATCCCGGATTGTATCCGACGTCTCCGACATACTGCGTGTCAAGGACATCGCATACTCTTCTGTACGTGTCATCGTCCAGGCATCTCCGGAACTTTGCTTTCACGGCATCGTGGCGCATGTTCGGATAGTATCCCTTGATATCTATCTGCAGGATGTAGCCGTCAGCTCCATAATGCGTGTAGTAGTTCCACAGGTGTTTCTTCAGACGCTTTCTCGCGAAGTCTATGCCCTTGCCCTTCTGACACGCACAGTTGTCGAGTATGAACGACCTCGTCGTGGCCGGATATAATACATTGTCGTTTATGCTGCGTTGATATACGCGGTCTCGTATCGCTATGCTCAAGCCGTCTCGTTTCTTCGGATACAGGATCTTTATCGGTTTCGGCCTGCCGTTCTTCCACGTCCCGGACTTTAGCTTCTTCTCCATCCGGAGCACTTCTGTGACGGCGTTGAGATTGAAGTGCTTCACCGACGGCTTCCAGAGCACGCAGCGCTTACACTTCATTCCCGATTCCCATAAAGCGTCGTATTCAATTATATTTTCCATAACATGATAGCGGATCAGGCTCGTAAGTCTTCCGCATTGCTACAGTATTGTTCTGCCAGTAGGCAAGGGCCTCGGCTCCTTGTGTCTGTTATCGGGAACTCCTGCACTGTGTGCAGGCTTTTCGTTCCACCATCTGCACAATCGGGGCGAACCTATTCGAGTTGCTCGCGTTGTTGTTGTTGACATTGCCGCTGGAGTTGACATTCCACGTATTGTAGGCATTGCCACGATTCGCCGAACGCAAGCGGACGTTCTGAGCACAGCCTACGCCCTATACTGATCTGCGTTCGCGTCGTGCCACTTACGGAGCATCGCCCTGGCGTCGACTACGAGCTCAGTCCAATATCTTACCTTCTTTCCTTTAAGATGGAACAGCCGTCTCGCGATATTGATCAGCGCGATGAGCTCATTGCACTTCGATATCGAGAGCAGCTGCAGCCTTTCCCGGTCCGGCCACCTTCCGTTCTCCACCGTCGTGTAGATATTATTCGCACGCCATGCCAGGACGTATATGTCTTTCGCGCATCTTATGATGTCGTTCGTAAGAGCCTCCTGATATTCGACAGTGAATATCTTCTTGTTCTTGCAGATCTGGATCGTATGCAGCGCGAGTTCCATAGTCTTTTCGCATGCGTCGAGCTGACGGTTCTGAGGTGTGTCCGGTACGTTTCTTTCTCCAGCGTTTACAGCCATTCCATCTTTCCTCTATCTTTTTCCATCTCCGCATCCAGTGGGTGCGGAGATCTGAGATCCTCCGATTCTAAAGAACCACAAGCGGGGCGAACCTAAGCGAGCCGCTCGCGTAGCCGTAGTTGGCGACAAGGCCGCTGGAGGTGACACTCCACGTATTGTAGGCATGGCCACGACTCGCCGAACGCAAGCGGACGTTCTGAGCCGATGCGTGGTTCTCTACCGCGTAGGTGATCATGTTTGGATATGTCCCGTACTGAGCGAGCGGAGAACTCGCTCCGGCTTTCCTCTTCCAGTACTCATGGTACTCACCCTCACCCGACTTCTGCGGATTGACGAAGATCTGCTCGAGCGATGGTATGAACACCTTGTCATATGTGATGTCCGGAGTATTGCCGCCGGTATCATCGTAGACAGTGTTCGGATATGTTACGACCTTGACAGCCTTGATGGCGTCGATGAACTCTTCGCTCATGCCTGTCAGGAAGCCAGGCTTCGTTGTCAGCTCTGTCGGAGCGATATCCCAGTCGTCCTGAGCGGTCCACCATGCGTTGATGCCCTTGTCAGAGTTCAAGTACTGTCTGAGAGCGGATGTCTTCCATCTATTCCAGCCATAAGCCATCTCCTGCACTGAGTTCAGGTCTCCATCCCTCTGATTCGCCTTCATGGTTCCGAGGCTCGTTCCGGATGCCGTGAACGTCGGCGTGATCGTCTCGAGGATGGTCTTTCCATCCGCCGAGTGCGTGTAGATCCTCCAGTTCGACTTCGCCTGATCAGGAGCTCCATAGCAGCCAGATGCTCTTCCACCTGCCGGTACTGCCACCGTCGTAGTGAAGCAGACCACGTCGCCCGCTCCTACGTTCGAACCCCACGCGGACTCGATCGTGAAATAGTACGTGCCTGCAGCGAGTCCGCTCGGGCATCTCAGGAACGCTCTCTGATGAGAGAACTGTACTCCGAACGGATGCGCGTAGTGTGCCTGAAGGAACGGCCTGCTCGCAAGCTGTTCACCATCCTGCAGTTCTACGTTGCCGATGTGATTAAGCTGCCACGGGTATGTGTACTCCGTGTTGTTCGACTTGTCGGTCCACTTGTCCACGAAGTGGTCTCCGATGCTGTACGCGGACCCGAACAGACCTGTGTCTGCGAGATCGGCAAGACCCGTCCAGTCCGAAGACAGATCACGGAGCGCATCCGCTGCCAGCACCTCAAGCAGACCATTCTGCTTGTCCAGCGCTTTTTTCATTGTTGAATCTTTTACAAGATCAATCATCTGTGACATTTTACGATTCCTCCTCACTGAATACTGCATAGACGGCACCGGTGTCAGGATCCACCGGGAACGTCACATCTCCTGCTACCTGGAAAACATTGCCCGCGATCGTCGCTGATGTAGCAGCCGACTCCGCTGAGCCTGCAGCATCTTCTGCCGCATCCTCTGCTGCCAGCTCGTACTGATGCGCGTTCGTGGCGGCCTGCTGCGTAGCTTCTCTCTGACCTACCATCAGCTGGTAGATAGCTCTCGCGTCCGCCAGCAGGTCCTCATACGGATCCGGGATGTCTCCCGTGGCTTCGCCGAGACTCTTTCCGGTCACAGTCACGTACTTCTCCGTCTTTTTGACGACGTCGTTCTTCACATAGATCAGCTGACAGGTGCCTTCACCTGCGACAGCCGTGTCCGCGTCGTCATAGATCCACTTCGCCGTATAGGTGCCGTCCGACGATGTGATCGGCAGTTCCTTGAAGTACGGGGCCGCGTCACCGTTTCGCTGGTTGTAGATGTACGCCGTCCCGAGTCCGTAGTCGGTCACCCACGGCGTGACATCAAACGCGACACCCTCGGCCTTGTTCTCGCCCTGGACGCCGATCTCTATGGCGCCGGGTCTCTTGTTCACGTCGATGTCTAATAGATCCACGTTCCTACCTCCTTCTCATTAACTTATAAGTGATAATATAAAAAGCACCTCTTCAGGCGCCTTTTGACTAACTCATAACTCCGGTGAATATGATGTAATTCACCACAGCCGACGGCTGCATGTTGTTATGCGCGGAGCTTGCAGCTGACGCGCCTCCGGACACCGCTCCGGTCGCGCTCATATTGTGTACGCCGTCTGATGCCGTCTCAGTCCTGACCGCCTTGTTTCCGGATCCGGTAAGGCTGTCATACTGGTCGCCTGCGAAGCCGTCAGTCGTATACGCGACTTTGCCCGCCAGCGTGTGCGTATGTGCCGGAAGACCGGACTGTGCTGCTGTCAGCTTTACAGTCTCGGCTCCTACCGTATCTCCGAGCGTTCTGTTCGTCAGCCCTGTTCCTTGTCCGGCTCCAACAGGAGCACGTCCTCTCAGATCCGGGATGTTGAATGTCGTGGATCCGTTTCCGGTTCCCCATGTCGTTCCGATCACGCCGAAGAGCTTCGAGTACGTAGTCCTCGACAAAGCGGACCCGTCGCAGATCTTCCACCCCTTCGGTGCGGTCGACCCGCCGAACATCACGATTTGGCCGACCATGTTCGACGCCGATATATATCCTTCCGCCGTCACATTTCCACTCTTGTCTACTTTGAGGTTGTCAGTGTAGATATACGTGTAGCCGTACGAGTCATCAGTATCGCCTTTTCTGATCCCCAGGTTGCCCGAGCGCGAGCTCATACCGTACGGATGTCTAAATGTCAGCTCCGCCCTGTTCGCTCCTATCGTTAGCTGTCCGGTATTGTTGCTTGCATCCCCCGCAAGGAAGTACAGCGTGTCGACAGTCCT